TTAAAAGAGGTTCAAGATGAATGAAGTAATGGGCACTATGTATCACATTTATTTAAAAGATAAATGTTTACATTATGGATTAACAGAAGAAGAATTTTCAAAGGCTTGGGAGACTGCCAAGGGAATGATAGTTCTCATGAAAACCGAGTACACGATTGATGACCTGAGTTATGAGAAACTCAAATACTCAAGGACGGCAACAATCGACTCATCTCACTAATTGACTAACCACTATATAAGTGGTATGATACTGAAGTAAAAATCATTCGATTATGGCAAAAGGATTCACTGTAAAAGCGAAAGCACCTCTTCCACAGAAGACTGAGGAAGAGTGGGATTATAATCTTGCAAAAGAAATGGTAAGGGGAAAGACAATTGTATTTTGTCTACCTGGTAGAGGAGTTTCATATACTTACTTAAAGAATTTTGTTCAACTTTGTTTTGATCTTGTACAGTCTGGAGCAAGTATTCAGATTAGTCAAGATTACAGTTCAATGGTAAACTTTGCACGTTGCAAGTGCCTCGGTGCAAATGTTCTACGTGGTCCAGATCAAAAACCATGGGACGGACGTTTAAATTACGACTATCAACTATGGATTGATAGTGATATTGTTTTCAATTCAGAAAAGTTTTGGCAACTTATTCTTTTGGATAAGGATATTGCAGGTGGTTGGTATGCCACAGAAGATGGATCAACAACATCCGTTGCACACTGGTTAGAAGAAGACGACTTCCGTAATAATGGTGGTGTAATGAATCACGAAACGGTTGACAGTATTTCAAAACGTCGTAAACCATTTACAGTTGATTACACTGGATTCGGATGGCTTCTGATTAAGAACGGAGTCTTTGAGCACTCTGAGATGAAGTATCCATGGTTTGCACCAAAAATGCAAGTCTTTGAGTCTGGTGAAGTTCAAGACATGTGTGGTGAGGACGTTTCATTCTGTCTCGATGCCAAGGAAGCAGGTTTTGAGATCTGGTGTGATCCTCGTATCAGAGTTGGTCACGAAAAAACTCGTATCATCTGAGTCTTATGAGCAAAGAGGAATTTTACACCGTTTATGTCGATGGTGTTGAAACCCACAAAAATCTTACAGAAGATGAATATTTTGATCTGATGCAAGATTTTGCGATAGAATACTATGAATCCCAGGGTTCTAAACCTGGGAAAGTCACTTTTAAAATCACTCAAGGAGATTAATTCTTATGGCAATGCGTAAAGGTGGTGGGTACGTCAAGGGCGCACCCAAAAAATCTCGTCAAGGCTGTGGCATGAACACCAAATATGCCGCATCTTCTCGCAATAAAGCACGAAAGAAGTACCGTGGTCAAGGTAAAGGTTAATTAATACTGCACGGGCGGGTTTATACCCGCCTTTTTACTAAAAATAAATACGATTTAGGGATAGAAACCCCTTAAAAAGTTCTGTTTTGTCAAAAAAAGACCAAACAGGAGCAAAATGTACTACAAACAAGTAGACAGGGATGTCAATTACATGTACGAAATGTGGGGAACAACCAAATTAATCACTGATTATTGGTCACTTCCGCAACAATCCAATGATCCAGAAGAATTTACAACCGAAGAATTAGAAAAACAACCGCATAATCTTAAAATACAGTCAGAATTGCATCAAAAAATAAGAAATGATGACGATTATGACGACTGGTCATATGGAACGGAACCAAATTATGGGGTTTCCTGGTAAGACTCATAAATAAATGCAGAAAAAAGTCCTTTCCAATGGCAATCAAAAGGGTATCGAGAACATTCAAAGACATTAGTTTATCATTTGAACCTCATCCTATTACTAAAGATTTGCCTATTTTGAAAAATGAACGGGCAATCATTCGATCTGTTCGAAATATTGTAGAAACTATTCCTACAGAAAGGTTTTTTAATCCAAATTTTGGTAGTGATGTAAGATCTTCACTATTTGCGACTATTGATTATGCAACAATTGCAATTATTGAAGATCAAATCATTACAGCGATTAAAAACTATGAATCAAGAGTTGAAAATATAAGAGTTAGTGTAGACCCACTTTATGATGATAATGCTCTTGAAGTTGAAGTAATTTTTGATATTATTGGACAGGACTTTCCAACACAAGAGTTTACATTTATTCTAGAGGCAACGAGATAAAATGCCTTTTACAAATTATACAAATCTAGATTTTGATCAAATAAAAACTTCGATCAAAGATTACCTTCGGGCAAATTCAAACTTTACAGATTTTGATTTTGAAGGATCTAATTTTTCAGTATTAATTGATGTACTTGCATACAATACGTACATCAATGCATTTAATACTAATTTATCTGTAAATGAAGTTTTTCTAGATTCTGCAACAGTACGAGAGAACGTAGTTTCTCTAGCTAGAAATATAGGATACGTTCCAAGATCAAGAAAAGCTTCAACAGCAGTAGTTTCTTTTGATATTGAAACTGAAGAAACAGGTCTATTATATCTCCAACCAGATTTAACATGTATTGGATCAACCAAAGATTCATCATACATATTTTCAATTGTCGATGAGGTATCTGCAACTATTAATGATAGTGTAGCATCATTTAATAATCTAACAATCTATCAAGGAAGACACATAAAGCATACCTTTACGGTTGATGCTTCGTTAGATCAGAGATTTATTTTACCAAATCCATATATTGATACATCCACAATTAGAACTTATATTAAAGGTCCAAATGACACTGGAACTGGCAAAAAATATTCATTAGTAGATAACATTGTATCTGTTAACCAAGATTCTGAAATCTTTTTAATTCAAGAAGTAAAAGATGAAAAATATGAACTATTATTTGGTGATGGTATAATTGGCAAAAAACTTGAAAATGGTAGTGAAATTGCAGTTCATTATATAGTAACTGATGGTCGCGATGGTAATGGTGCATCACAATTTTCGTTCGCAGGATCTCTCAAAAACTCCAATGGTGTGCTGACAGTACCGGAGAATAGTACCGTCACTGTAACCACCTTACAGGAGTCTAGAAACGGCGCAGAAGTGGAATCTATAGAGTCAATCAAACATTATGCACCAAGAATTTATTCTTCTCAATATAGAGCAGTAACTGCAAATGATTATGAATCTATAATTAAAACAGAGATCTATCCAAATGCAGATATTATCACTGTAGTTGGTGGAGAAGAACTAAATCCACCAGAATATGGTTCTGTAACAATATCAATCAAACCAAAGAATGGTTTATATGTATCAGATTTTGATAAAAATCAAATACTATCAAAATTAAAGAAATATTCTATTACTGGTATCAATCAAAAAATAGTTGATATCAAAGTACTTTATATTGAATTAGATTCGTCAGTCTATTATAATGAATCAAAATCATCTTCACCACTAGCACTAAAAACAAAAATACAAAAATCACTTACTACTCTTTCAGATTCTTTATACTCAACAAAAATAGGTGGAAGATTTAAGTATAGTAAAGTCATTAATTTAATAGACGATTCAGATTATTCAATTACATCGAATATTACCAAGGTTATTATAAGAAGAAATCTGAATGTATTATTAAATCAATTTGCAGAATATGAACTATGCTATGGAAATAAGTTCCATGTTAATAGTGAAGGTTATAATATTAAGTCAACTGGTTTTAAAATTCCATCACAAAGTGGTTATCTGAATCAAAATAGTTATCTGTATTTTACAGATATACCAAACACCGATAAAAAAACTGGGGTTATTGCCGTAATTAAACCTGCAGAAGTTCCTGGAGATAAACCCAGAACAATTATACAGTCTGCGGGAACTGTTGACTATGTTACTGGAGAAGTCAGACTAAATGCCATTAATATTACAGAAACTGAAAAACCTAATGGAATTGTAGAGATACAAGCTTTCCCAGAATCAAATGATGTTATAGGATTAAAAGATTTATATCTTTCATTGGATATTCAAAAAACTAAAATAAATATGGTTAAAGATGTGATTGCATCTGGAGAAAATACTTCCGGTGTTCTTTTCACGTCGGATTATTATAATTCAAGTTACTCTAACGGAAGTCTAATAAGGAATTAATATGATACAAGATAGTTTTGAAAATAAAGTTAAAGTTCAGGATATCATAAACAACCAAATACCTGAATTTATATCTTCTGAAAATCCAAAATTTTCAGAATTTTTAAAACAGTATTATATTTCTCAGGAAATACAAGGTGGAAACACTGACCTTGTTGAAAATCTTATTGAGTATATAAGATTAGATAATTTGAATTCAAATACACTAAACGATTCTAGTACTCTTAGTGCGTCTATTTCTAGTACTGATTCGACAATTTATGTATCTAGTACTAAAGGATTTCCCAAAAATTATGGATTAATCCAAATTGGATCTGAAATTATAACATACAAATCAAAAACTAGTAGTAGTTTTGTAGATTGTATTAGGGGTTTTAGTGGTGTTGATCAATATCAACAAGAAATAAATTTCTCTTCTACAAATGCATCTTCACATAATTCCGGAAGTAATGTAAT